CGGAAAAGCTTAACCAGATGGCCGAGCGAGGGATCCCGATTATAAAGGTCCTCTCGCAAGTAACCGGCGAGGCGGAGGAAGATATCTTTAAGCTCGCGTCCGAGGGAGCGATCGGCTTTAAGGAAATCGACGAAGCCTTTACGCTTATGACTACTAGCGGCGGAACGTTTAACGAGATGATGGCTAAGCAGTCGAAGACGGGGCGCGGCCTGCTCTCTACGCTGCAAGGCTTTAAGGAAGTTCTCCTCCGTAAGTTCGGGGAGCAGATCTTAGAGGTAGCGAAGCCGGTCCTCGAGACGCTAGTAAGATGGGCGCAGGGACTAGCGAAGCTCGCCGAGAATACCAAGCTTATGAAGGCGCTATTCGCCGTCTTCGTTACTACGTTCGTTGGCTTCGCCGGGATCCTCGTAGCGTCTCTCGTCTCGCTGGCGACGGCGGCGGCCGCTGCGAGCGTGGCCTTTTGGCCGATCATCGCGGTCTTCTTCGCGATCGGAGCAGCCGTCGCGCTACTGGTCGTCTACTGGAAGCCGATAACTAAGTTCTTTAAGACGATCTTCGATTGGGGTAAGAAGAAGGGAGTCTTCGAGCCGTTTATCCTTCTCTTTAAGCTGATAAAGAACCTCGGGCGGATCGTGTGGGAGAACCGGAATAAGCTCCGCCTCGCTATGCTTCCGTTTACGTTCGCGATCGAGCTAACTCGGCTAGCGATCGAGAAGCTCCTCGAGCATAAGGGAGCGATCCTCGACTTCTTAAAACCGTTAATCGACTTCTTCAAGAAATACGGGAAGACGCTATGGAAGCTTCTATCTCTTCCGAGCGCCGCGTTCACCGAAGGACTCCGAAAGCTGGTCGAGGTTACTAGCGTCGACGGCGCTCGAGCGGACGGCGGACCGGTAAGCGGAGGCGGATCTTATCTCGTCGGGGAGAGAGGCCCGGAGATCTTCACGCCGGAAATGTCCGGCTTCGTAGCTCCGATAACTCGAGGCGGCGGCCGGGGAGCGACGATAACGATCGCGCCGACGATAATCGTCCGGCAGGCGACGGACGCGATCGATAAGCTCGAGCGGATGGTTAAGGACTCACTAGATAACCTCGCGCCGCAGTTAGAGGCGGAGTTAGGACTAGCATAATGGGTGTATTCGATACGATAAAGAAGTTCGTTACCGGCGATCGCGAGAGGTGGGCGCTTAGCGACGAGGACAATAACGAGGTTTATCTTAACGCGACGATCGAGTGGGGAAGAGCTTACCCGGCCGAGATAACAGAACACGCCGTCGAGAAGGGATCGGATCTCGCGGACCACGTTATCCTCGGGCCGATAACTCTTACCCTTAGCGCGGTAATGACGGACGAGGACGTTACGCTCTTAAGCCTCGTCGGAATAACGAAGCGAGTTAATGTCAAGGATCGTTGGCGCCAACTACTTACGTGGCGGACCGGCGCGACGCGGCTCTCGCTTTCCGGGCCGGAGATCGTAGAGAATATCCTTATCGCGAATATCGAAGAGAGTAAGTCGACCGACGTGGGGGGAACGGCCCGGGCGATCAGTCTCGAGCTTCGAGTCGTCGATATCGTCGATACGGAAGCGGTCGGCGCTGCGACCGCGCAGGGAGTAAGCGATCTTGAATCGGAGGAAGTCTAATGGCTCTCGTAGATTATATGCCGTTCGTAGCCGCCGAGGTCCCGTCCTCTAAGCAGTTCGTTATCGACGGGCAGCAATACACCTATCGGATCCAGTATAACGAGACGTTCGACTTCTACTCGATGATCGTCTCGGACGTAGACGGTAACGTTCTATATACGACGCGGATCGTCTACGATCTCGATCTCCTCCACGCGATCGTAACTCTCGGGATCGAGAAGCTAATAAAGGCGTTCGATTATACGTCGGAGAATACGGCGGTCGACTCGAGTAACTTCGGGGATCCCGTTAAGATCTACGTTTTGGAGGATATCTAATGGCCGAGTTCGGGAGGTTCGCTAGCGTAGTCCTCGGGGATAACGAGAAGACGTTTGAGCACGGCCCCTCGAGCCTGCTTACGATAGAGTTCGAGCTTCGCCACCAGTTCCAGACATTCAGGAGCGCGAAGCTTCGACTCTATAACCCGAACGACGATACGGTAGCGAAGTGCGAGGCGAAGAAGGTAGACGGGAAAACGACGCCGCAGACTATAACCGTAACTGCCGGATATGCCGAGTCGACCGAACGGGAGGTCGTTTCCGGAGTTATAAAGTCCTTCGAGCTAGAGAAGTCCCGGACCGAGAGGATCCTTAAGATCGAGATGACCGAGCTTCCGAAGTGGAACCCGGCCGAGGTTAACAAGACGGCGCAGAACCTTGATACAGAAGCGAAGCTTACCGCCTTCGTTAAGAGCCTAACGATCAGCGAGGGGGGAGCCGAGGCCGAGGTAAGCTTCGGAGAGTTTAAGGCGATAAAGAAGCTCGTCGTCGGAGTAGATCCGCTTAAAGCGGTAGAGAGGATCGCGAAGCAAACGAAGTCGCTCTTCTACTTCCGGAACGGACGCCTCCACCTCGCGCCGGAGGATCTCCCGGCGAGCGACGACGAGGCGATCCTTAATAAGCAGAATGGATTACTCGAGACGCCGAAAAGGTTTTCGATCCCGAAGAAGCGGAAGAAGAGAGGCGACGAGTTAGAGCCGGACGTCGGATATCTCCTCCGGGCGATCTATAAGCCGCTTCTTACCGTCGGACATACGGTAGCGTTCGAGGCGACGATCGGAGCAGGGAAGCAGACTCTAAGGGGAGTCGTAATCGAGTCCGAGAAGATCTACTCGACTTACGGCGAAGCAGCGTCAACGTTTAAGGTTAAGGCGGCCTAATGCCACGCTTTAGTAACTTCCTAAAGAAGCTCGTAGACGATAAGGCGGAGGAGATCCAGCAGGGGATGATCGCGAAGATCCTCTCCTTCGATAAGGAGAAGTTTCGGGCCGATATTCAGCCGCAGTTATCCGTCGCGGAAGGTGACTCGGAATTGATCGCCGCTATCCCGGACGTTCCGGTCCAAGCGCTCTACGCCGGAGGTTACTATATCCGGCCGGAATATAAGAAGGGAGATCTCGTGTGGGTAGCCTTCGCCACCCACGATATCGACGAGGCGCTCGAGGGTAACGTCCGTCCGGCTTCCGCTAAGACATTCGGCCTCGAGAACGCGGTAGTAATCGGCGGAGTCCTCCCCTCTAACTTTACTCCTCCGTCCGAGTTCGGATCCGAGAGCGGCCTTCTGATCGGCGAGGAGAGCGGCAACGCCTTTATGAAGTTCGGGGCGAGCGATATTACGTTTAAGCTCGGAAGCCTCGAGGTTAAGATCTCGAGTTCCGGGATCGAGGTGAAGGACGGCGCGAATAAGACGGAGATCAGCGCCGGGGACGTTAAAGGGACGAAGGCCGGAGTCTTTACGACGCTTAAAGCTCATCAGCACCCGACGGCCGCGACTGGTCCTCCTTCGCCGCCGCTACCTAATATGTAAGGAGAGAAGATGGTTCTTAAGACGCTAGAGATTGAAGACGGGGAGCTTAAGTTCGAGTCTACGACCTTCCCGGTCCTCACCGGAGTCGACGCGCTCGCTCAAAGCGTAACGAACCGGATCCGTCTCCTGCTTAACGAATGGTTCCTCTCCCCGGGGCAGGGGATAGATTGGCTCGATATCTTAGGAGGGAAGCCGGTCCTTACGGCGCAGATCGAGGAAGCCGTGAAGAACGAGATCTTAAAGGAGGAAAAGGTCCTCGATATAACCGAGTTCTCGATCGAGTTCGTTAATAATACTCGCGAGCTTGAGATCTACTTCGTTCTCGAGACTACCGAGGGAACGGTAACAGGAGGAACGACGATATGATCTATGGAATAACACCAGCTGGATTTATTAAGAAGCCTTACTCGGTAATTCTCGCGGAGATCGAAACTAGCCTCCGGCAGCCGACGAGCTTCGGCGCGAACGTAGATCTCTCGATAAACTCTCCGATCGGAATCTTCGCGCAGCTAATGGCTAACCGGGTAAGGATCCAGTGGGACAGGCTCGAGGAGGTCTACTATTCGGCCTTTATTAATACGGCGATCGGCTCGAACCTCGACCGCGTCGTAACGCTCGGGGGGATCTCGAGGCGACCGGCTACTAAAGCGCTGGTGACGCTTACGATCTCCGGGACGAACGGAACGGTAGTCGGCGTCGGCTTTAAGGCGCAGACTCCGCAGGGCGTAGAGTTCCAGACAATAGAGTCCGGGACGATCGCGGCCGGGACCGTTGATCTACAGGCCCGGGCGATCCTCGCAGGAACCGCCGGGAACGCTCCGGCCGTAACGATCACCGAGATTAATACACCGCTCTCGGGAGTCGATAGCGTAACAAACGCGGCCGACGCTACGGGCGGCGCGGAGGTCGAGACGGATCCGGAACTCCGGGCGAGGTATAAGCTACGAGGATCCGCCGGAGGAGCAACGGCCGTGGCGATCCAAGCGGCGCTTAATGAGATAGAGGACGTCGTAA